TTGGAAGGAGCTCCTCAAACAGTTAGTGGTACTTTTTCTTGTTCTAATAATAAACTCACCTCTTTAAAAGGCGCCCCAAAATCGGTTGGTGGTAATTTTTATTGTTCTAATAATCAACTCATTTCTTTAGAAGGAGCACCTAAATCAGTTAGTGGTGGTTTTTTTTGTTATAATAATAAACTCATTTCTTTAGAGGGTGCTTCAAAATCCGTTGGTGGTTATTTTGATTGTCATGATAATCAACTCACTTCTTTAGTTGGGAGTCCAAATATAGTTGGCGATTATTTAAATTGTCGTAATAATCCATTTATTTCGTTAGAGGGAGCGCCACAATCAGTTGGTAGTAGTTTTTATCTTTCCTGGTCAGAAAATTTACCATTATTACGATTGGTAAGATACAAATCTATAGAAACATATAATGATCAAGTAAATGATATTATAAACAAATATTGTAATCATAAACCAGTAAAAGAAGCCATTTTATTATGTCAGAAAGACCTAATTGATAATGGCTTTGTAGGAAACGCATCGTGGTAAATAAAAGATGAGATTATTTGAATTTGATAGCGAAGATGATTTAGATGCTGGGTATTATACACCATCTGATGACCAGTTTAATATCTTAACAATTAAAAACACAAGAAGCCCTCATTTAACTCTACGACATTTAAATCGTTTAAAGAAAATGCGAGCTGCTAAAGAATTAGAAAATTTGATCAGAGCAGATACATTGGAATTAATGTATAGTGTTCCTGATGAAAGTGCTGGCGGCCCACCCGGCGGGCTTTAAATAAGTTGATAAATTGGTTGTGAACCACCTGAACGAAGTTATGATGTTTACCTAACATTCTTATCCGTCGCACATTTTTGTATGATTTACCATAAAATTATAATGATAAATATAAATGCAAAGAAATAGGATATTTCATGGTTTATAATATAACAAAAGCAGATGGTACGCCCTTGGTAAGTTTAGCAGATGGTGTTATCAACACAACTGCAACATCATTGGCATTACCCGGTTTTAAAGCAACTAATATCGGTCAGGCACAAAATCAAGATTTTGTTTATCTACTACAGAATTTTGCATTCACTTCTCCTCCTGCAAACCCTTTAATAGGGCAACTATGGTTTGATACCGTTGGAAGTGAATTAAACGTATATACTGATCCAGTTAATAATATATGGAGCAAAGTGACTCCTCCCTTTGATGGACAAAGCGGCACAGCAACCGTGATTGCTGATAATAATAATACAGACGTTGCTGTTATTATAGCTAACAACAACATCATCGCAGTTGTTTGTCAAAAAACAATTTTACCTGCTGCATTAGTAGATCAAGTTATAATAAATGATACATCATATGTTTTTGCACAAGTATTTCCAAATGGTTTATTCCCAGGTGTTAATTTACCAATAGATAATAACAACTATAGTTTTATCGGAAATGCAACTAGTGCAAATACTCTCACAACAGGAAGAAATATATCATTGTCTGGTGATGTAAAAGGTAATGTTATGTTTAATGGTGGTTCTAACGTAACGTTAAGTACTGCGTTAAATAATAATTTTTCTACTCCCGGTATCTATAATACTGTTACTGTTGATGGCACAGGTAGAGTTACTAGTGGAACAAATTATATTCAAATTCAATTTGAAGGAGATGTTATCGGTAACAGTTCTATCAATAATACAAACTCTCTTGTTATTACAACAGAATTAAGTAGTAACGGTGTAACTGCTGGTAGTTACAATAACGTAACAGTTGATGATACCGGTAGAGTAACAACTGCTAGAGTTGAATATCAAGTTCCTTTAGCAGGAATGATATTATGGCCTTTCGGCTCTGATCTGATACCAAATAATTATGCTATATGTAACGGCCAGACAGTTAATATTCCTGGAATAGGAACGTCTGGTAATGTTGTAGTAACACCTAATATGACTTCTGTTTCAGTTGAAGGTACATCATACATTATGCGAATTTCGTAATAACAAAATTTATTCAAATTTGTATAAATAACCTTATATATTCAGAATATTAAGTTTTTCAGCCTATTTAAGCATGTCATTGAAATAAATGCGTAAATATAACTTAGATACGAGTCTAACTTATTCTTAAGGGGAGTAATACAAATGAGTAAAAGCAAACTTGAAAAAGTTATGGAATATTTGATCAACGACGATCAAGAAAAAGCTAAAGATATCCTTCATCAATTATTTATTGAAAAAGCCCGTGCAATTCATGAAGAGTTAATTAACATAGATGACGATACAATTCCGGGCGATGACGGCGACGAATTAGAAGCTGATGTACATGACCATAGCGATCACCTTGAAGATTTAGGTGATGAAATAGATAGCGAAGAAAATCTAGAAGAAGACGAAGACGAAGACGAAATTAGTTTAGATGACGCGGTTGATGATATTTCTGACTCACCAGATGGCGATGACGACGATATGCATGATGACGAAAAAGATGGTGACAATGATGGTATGTCAATGTCAGAAATTGAAGACACAATGCATGATTTAGAAAGTGCATTCGCTGAACTTAAAGCTGAATTTAAAGCTCTAGACGATAATGGCGATGGCGACGAAGATGAGGAAGAAAACGTAGATAACGAAGATGTTGATAACAACAGCGACGATGATATGGACGTTGACGATATGGATCATGATGAAGATAAAGATGATGATTCAATGGAAGAAAGTGAAGAAAGTGAAGATTGGGCAGATTTAGAAGAAAGCTTAGATTTAGATATTATTACATCTAACATTTATGGGCCTGGTTCAAAATCTTCAACCGAAGCTGGCTCAGGTGGTAAGTCTGTAAATGTAAATACAAAGAGTCCAACTCCTTCAAGTCAAAAAGATCGTTTTGGCGCTAAACCAGTTGATCCAGATAAAGGACCAACAGAAAATGGATACATTTGGAAGAAAAATGTTGGATATGTGAAAGTTGACAATGCACCATTAACAGGTATGGCAGATAATAGACGTCGTAAATCAACCGACGGAATGTCAGGCGTAGGTAGTTCATATGGAAAGACCAAAGACTTTGGTAGTTCAAAACTAGAGCATGATGGTGATTTTCCGAGTGATACAAAAAACTCAAAAAGTGTTTTAACAAAAGCACCAATGAAATAAACTAATTTAGTTTAATTGGTTTAAAAAGGGTTGCAGATCTGCAACCCTTTTTTATTGATTTTAAATCAAAATTCGTTGAAATAATGGTGAAAAAATTATAAGAGCGTTATTATCTCCTGGACCAGAATGGGTCGAGGAAAAATTGGCAATACTGGTGCACCATATTGGACAAATGGCGTAAAAACGGTAAGATCTAAAATAAGTCCTGGAAAAGATTGGTATGAAGGACGTCATAATAAAACATAAAGCATAAATAGTTCATAATTATGGGTGAACTAAATGCTTTTAACTGAATACATTAATTTTGACACTGCTTCGTTACAATTGTTAAACGAAGGAATCGATGGTGATAAATCATTATATATGAAAGGCATCTTTATTCAAGGTGGTATTAAAAATCATAATGGTAGAATTTACCCTGTTAGTGAAATAAGAAATGCGGTAGATACTATTAATAATAAAATACGAGCTGGATTTAGTGTACCAGGTGAATTAGATCATCCCCAGGAATTACAAATACATTTAAATAATGTGAGCCACGATATTAAAGAAATGTGGATGGATGGGCCAAATGGTTACGGAAAATTAAAAGTATTGCCTACACCAAGTGGCAATATTATGAGAACATTATTAGAGTCAGGAATTAAACTTGGGGTCAGTTCGAGAGGCTCCGGGGAAGTTGGAGATAACGGGGAAGTAAGTGGATTCGAAATGTTGACTGTTGATTGTGTTATGAATTCTAGTGCACCAGATGCTTATCCAAAACCAATATATGAACAATTAATGAATAAAAAATATGGTCATAAGATTCATGATTTAGCGGAAAGTGTAAGACACGATCCGGCAGCTCAAAAGCATTTAAAGAAGATTTTACTTAATTGGGTTGATAGTTTAGATTATCGGTAAATATCTACCAAATTAAGGACCAGTGCTGCCACGCGACGTTAAGCGTGGCGGGTGAAAGCCGTCTAATTGCACCCACCTTGGGTTATCTCAATCGTGGCTCCGCCGTTCGAAATAATATAGTATGAACGGCTCCAGAAAATAGGTTTCCAGTAAACCTCGTGATTTTATTAATCATTGGTGTTATTTTTTTCAATCTTAGAAAATAACATTTTGTTTGTTTCAGTAGACAATGATGAATTATATTTTTTGTTAATTTTGTCATGTTTAAGAAATATATAAAAATTTGAATTAAATTTCATCTACATTTAACTTTCCGCAGTGATAATCATATGTCGGTAACTCATTTTTAATGGTTTTACCACCAATATCATACTGAATTTATTCGATTTAATAAATAGTTTGAATGAATTACAAAGATAACAAAAATACAGACTATCAAAGTTTAGCACTAGGCATCGGTTTGTCAGATAGTCGCTTGCTATCAATTTCATTTTTAATCAAACAAATAGGAGTAGAAGTCTAATGGATAAAGAATTAGAAAAACTACTTGAATCAGAAGTTCTTGGTGCCGAAGTTAAAGTAGCTTTGCAAGAAGCATTTGACAACAAAATTAAGATTATGGAAGCAAAGCTTCAAGATGATTATGCAGCTCGTTATCAACACGATAAAGCAAAAATACTTGAAGCTATGGATAATATGTTAACAGATGCAATTCGTTCTGAATTAGCTGAGTTTGCAGAAGATCGTTCAGCTCTCATTCAATCAAGAACAAAGTTCAGCAGAGCAACAGTAAATGCTAAGCGTATATATGAAGCCAAACTTGGCGAACATACAAAACTTTTAAACAAGTTTATTACTCAGCAATTAAAAGAAGAAATGAAAGAGTTCGTAGCTGATAAAAAGAAGCTTAATGAACAACGTAAGCAAATGGCAAGACAAGTACAAACTATTAAAGAAAGTACTAAAGCTCAGTTAGCAGAAAGAGTTAACAAGCTAGAAACATTTGTGCTTAAGAATCTTTCAGAAGAAATAGCAGAATTTACTGCGGATAAGAAAGCTTTAGTAGAACAACGCATTGCGTTAGCTGCTGAAGGCCGTAAGAAAATTCAAGAAACTCAATCTAAGTTTATTAGTAAAGCAACAAACTTGGTTGACCGTACATTGAACGAAGTCATTAAAACTGAACTCGTACAATGGAGAGACGACATCAAAGCTGCTCGTGAGAACAACTTTGGTCGAAGAATCTTTGAAGCAGTTGCAGCAGAGTATATGGGCAGCTACCTTTCCGAAGGTAGTCAAATCAAAAAACTCCAAGCAGCTCTAACAGAGAGTAAGCAACAAGCAGACGCTATTAAAGCTAAGTTGAGTACACAACAAAAATTAGTAGAACAGGCTGAGATGAAGGTCCGTGCTGCTAACGATCGCACACAGAGACTTCAAACTCTGAGTGAGTTACTAAGCCCGCTGGGTCGGGAAAAGAAAGCTATTATGGAAGAACTTTTGAGAGATATTAAAACACAAAATCTCAAAGAAGCCTTCAATAGATACTTACCCACAGTGGTAAACGGTGGAACACAAAGTTCTAACGTTGGAAAAGTAAACCTATCTGAGAACACAAATAATGCTCCTCGTAGAGAAGCAATAACTGGCAACAGAAAAGTAAACAATCCACAAGCGGTAATAGAAGAGTCCGGCAACAATGAGTTGGGACAATTACTATTCCTCGCAGGTTTAAACAACAAAGAAGTTAAGGAGAACTAAACCAATGGCTACAAACCTCTTTGAAACACATTGGGCAGCTACAAAGTCAGCTCTCTGCGAGGGTCTACAAGGCAATCGCAGGAAAGTGATGGAAGTTGTACTAGAAAACACAAAGAATGATCTAAGAAACAAAAGCGGCGTATTGTTCGAAAGTTCAACCGCAGGCGCAACAAGTGCAGGTAACATTGCAACGTTGAATAAAGTGATTCTTCCGGTAATTCGTCGTGTTATGCCTACTGTTATCGCAAACGAAATCATCGGCGTACAGCCAATGACCGGTCCAGTTGGACAAATCCACACCCTACGCGTTCGCTATGCAGACACATTTGGTTCGCCAAATCCTGTTACTGCTGGTACAGAAGCTCTAAGCCCATTTGAAATTGCACGTTTCTACTCAGGTAACGGCAACTCAAATATTCCTAAAGCTGCACCAGTAAGCGTACTTGAAGGTACTGCTGGAAAGAGACTAAACATCCAGATCTTAAAAGAAACCGTCGAAGCTAAGACACGTAAGTTGTCAGCTCGTTGGACCTTTGAAGCTGCACAAGATGCACAATCCCAACAAGGTATTGACATCGAAGCAGAAATTATGGCTGCTTTAGCACAAGAAATTACTGCTGAAATCGATCAAGAAATTCTAGTTAGCTTGCGTTCACTCGCCGGTACAACTTTAACATACGATCAATCAGCTGTTTCAGGTACAGCAACATACGTTGGTGATGAACATGCTGCTCTAGCAATTCTTATCAATCGTGGCGCTAATTTGATTGCTGCACGTACACGTCGTGGTGCAGGTAACTGGGTAGTTGTATCCCCAACTGCTCTAACAATACTACAAAGTGCAACAACTTCAGCTTTCGCAAGAACAACTGAAGGTACTTTTGAAGCTCCTACTAATACTAAGTTCGTTGGCACACTAAACAATAGCATGAGAGTGTATGTTGATCAGTATGCATCAGACGATACAAACGTATTGGTTGGTTATAAAGGCCCAGGCGAGATTGACAGCGCGGCCTACTATTGTCCGTACATTCCGCTAACATCAAGTGGTGTGATCATTGATCCGCAAACCTTTGAACCAGTGGTTAGCTTCATGACGAGATATGGATACTTAGAATTAAGTAACACATCTTCGTCACTTGGTAATGCTGCGGACTATTTGGCTGGTGTGGCCATAAATACCGCCCATCTGAAATTTTTGTAAAATACAAAGATTTCAACGACTTACAAAACCCGGGAGCAATCCCGGGTTTTTATTTGACTAGATGAATAACGTGCAACCTTGAGATATCAATCGCTCTTTCCAGTCAGATGGTAAGCAACCTCCTACTTTTATACGATACAACGGATAATTATTGTCTTTGGCAATCTGATTCTTCAGAAGATCAATATCTTGATTTACTTTAAATAGTTCCTTTCGTTTGTCATCTGACATAGTTCTATCGCCATACATTTTAAAATCGTAATGGTAAGGTCCGTCTATCTCGATTAATGTATCACCTATCTTAAAATCATACAATCTGTTTCCAAGTCTGAAGTTTCTAGAGTGGGAGATTGATAATTTTTTCAATTCGTCTTCGAATTCTAGTTCTGGTTTCGTATTAAACAATCTTGAGGGTA